CAGCCGCCGCAGGCGCTTACGGCGCAGCCACCGCAGGCTATCGCGGCGCAGCCACCGCAAAAGGATCTGTTTCTGTTGGCAAAAATGGATGCGGCCTTGTTCGAGGTAACGATGTGAAGATTAAAGGCGGTCTTGGTGCTGTGCTGGTGATCTGTGAGGAAAACGAGGACAATTGGGACATCAAAGAGTGGAAAGCGTTTGTCGTAGACGGCACGGACATCAGAGCGGACACATGGTATAAGCTGGTAAACGGCAAGTTGGTGGAGGCTGAGTAATGCTGCCAATCAATCAGCCGCTGACGAATGAAGCGGCGAAGAAACTGATGGCGCTGGACGTGCAGGACAAGGAGATACTGACCTACGAAAAGCTAGACGAATGGTACACCGCATGGGGCGGGCAGTGCTACGTCAGTTTCTCCGGCGGAAAGGATAGCACGGTGCTGGCGTATCTGGCGGCGCGGTACCTGTCGAGCTTCAGGACACCGCCGTGGGAGCTGAATCTGGTGTTTGTGAACACAGGGCTGGAATACCCTGAAATTCAGAAATTCGTCAATGAGTACGCGGATTGGCTGCAAAGGAAGTTCCCGCGGATCAAGGTGCAGCTCGTGCGGCTGAGGCCAAAGCTCAACATTCGGCAGGTCATAGCAAAGCACGGGTATCCCGTCATCGGCAAAAAACAGGCGCGCTTTATCCGCGATTTACAAAACGCGCACGGGCAGAACGATGCAACGGTCAATCTGTATCTGACCGGATACAACCGGAAGGGCGTTTACTGCTCGACGATGAAACTGGCGGACAAGTGGCATTATCTCAAGGATGCGCCGTTCCGCATTAGCGAGCAATGCTGCGACGTGATGAAAAAAGCACCCGCCAAGCGATACGAAGCTACGAGCGGATGTGTGCCATTTACCGCGATGATGGCGAGCGAGAGCCAGCAGCGAGAAAAAGAGTGGAAGCGCACGGGCTGCAACGCCTTTGACGGCAAGCGCCCCATGAGCAAGCCTATGAGCTTCTGGACAGAACAGGACGTGCTTGCGTTCCTAAAGGACGAAAACATCCCGTATTGCAGCGTATACGGCAACATCGTGGCGAGCGACGGCGAGAATGATTATCCGTCAACGCTAATCGAAAAGCCGCTGCATTGCACGGGGTGCCAGAGGACGGGGTGCATGTTTTGCGCGTTCGGGGCACACCTCGAAAAAGGAGAAAACCGGTTTGAGTGCATGAAGCACACGCACCCGAAGCACTATGCGTTCTGCATCGGCGGCGGGGCATTCGACACGGATGGGCTGTGGAAACCCACGAAAGACGGCCTTGGCTATGCGCGGGTGCTGGACTACATAGGAGTGAGGTATTGAGATGGGTAAACAGCATTTGAGCAGGGACGACCGCATCTTTATGCGTGGCAAGCTGCAAGGCACACAGGAGAACATGGACATGGTGGCAATGGTGCTGATGGACAAATGCGGCTGGCACGTCTTTGAGGAGACATCGGACAGCCGGGACACGCAGAGCATCGCGTATCTGTATGAGTGCCTGGAAAAGCTGGCAGAGGAGATAAACGAAGGCCGCATCAAGCGGAAGCACATCAAGGATATGCTGAAGGACGAGTGCGGCGTTGTGTTTGGAGATTGAGACATGAACATTGGATTGATCGACGTAGACGGTCACAACTTTCCGAACCTCGCATTGATGCGGCTGTCTGCCTACTACAAAGCCCGTTGTGACAGCGTGGAGTGGTGGGACGGGTTCAAACACTATGACCGGGTGTACATGAGTAAGGTTTTTACGTTTTCCTCTGATGTGGATACCTGCATCAATGCCGATGAGATTATTACAGGCGGCACAGGCTACAAGGATTACGGCGCTCTGCCGGACGAGGTAGAGAGAATGCGACCTGACTACTCGCTGTATCCGGCGTGGAAACCGGCCATCGGCTTTCTAACACGCGGCTGCATCCGCAACTGCCCTTGGTGCATCGTGCCGAAGAAAGAAGGGCTTATCCGACCGGCGGCAACATGGGAGGAAGTAAAACGCCCTGACAGCCGGGACATCATTTTCATGGACAACAACGTTTTGGCGCACGACCACGGCTTAGAGCAGATCGAGCGCATGGGGCATGAGAATGTGCGGGTGGACTTTAATCAGGGCTTGGACGCACGGCTCATCACGCCGCAGACGGCAAAGCTGTTGGCAGGGCTGAAATGGATCAGGTTTGTCCGCATGAGCTGTGACACCTCTACCATGCTGCCGGTAATCAAACAGGCCACGGCGTATCTGGAAGAGGCGGGTGTGCGGCCGTGGCGTTTTTGGTGCTATGTACTTGTGCAGGATGTGGAGGAAAGCTATAAGCGCATTCTTGCCTTGCGGGACATGGGCGTGGAGCCGTTTGCCCAGCCGTACCGCGACTACGACGGCGGAGAGCCGACTGCCGAACAGAAGCGCCTTGCACGATGGGTAAATATGCGGGCGGCGTTCCAGTCGTGCAGCTTTGAAGAATTTACTGGGTAAGAGGAGGAATGACATGACAAGAGATGAGATCGTGACCGCGCTGCGGTGCTGTGCCGAAAAAGCGGGATGTAATGAATGCCCGATTGGACTTGACGACCCAGACTGCATTGAAAAAATGGCGGGTCTCGCCACCTACCTGATCGAGAACCAGAAGCGGGAGATAGAAGCGCTGCGGCAGGCCAATGAGGGGCTGCGGTTTAATCTGGCGGCGTTAAGTACGCCGGAGGGAAAAAAGATGAAAGAGATTATCACACTATTCATCATTGTATTTGGCGTATCGTTTGTCGTAATTTATAACATTTTTGGAGGTAAAAAGTCATGAAAAAAGGTATCGCTATTGCTGTTTCCGCCGTGCTGGCGGTGGTTGTTGCTGTTTTCTGCATCATCTGCCTGACAAGAATCAAGGTGGGCTATGTGGGCGTTGTGTATTCCGCAAAGGGCGTGGAGCAAAACACGCTGACACAGGGCTGGCATTGGCTATCACCATTGAAGCACGTCAAGCAGTTTCCCGTTAGTCAGCAGCAGATTGTTTTTTCCGACGATCCATCTGACTACAACACAGACGAACATGCAGATTGGCATATTGATGCCCCTGCCAACGGCGGCATGGTGGGCATTAACCTGACGGTCAACTACAATTTCCTGCCTGACCGCGTGGTGAGCCTGTACGAGAAATTTAACGGCATGGACGGAGAGGCCATTGTAGAGGGTCGCGTGCAGAACAGCATTATTGCCTATGTGAAGGAAGTTACCCCCAGATTCTCCGTTATGGACATCTATTCCGACAAAAAGTCAGAGGTAAACAAGGCTATTACCGACTACCTGAATGAGAAACTTAGTACCGAGTATGGTATCAACGTGTCCAGTGCCCTGATCATTGACGTGGAACTGGATTCCGCGTTGCAGGAAAAGGTACGGGCAAAAGAGCAGGCCAAGCAGGATGCAGAGATCGCAGAACTTGCCAAACAGACGGCGGAAGCGCAGGCAGAAACAAATCGCGTTATCGCTGAATCTGAGGCTGCTGTAAAGATCATTGAGGCGGAAGCTGAGGCAAAAGCCAACAAGACCATTGCGGAATCCATTACGCCGGAGCTAATCCAGATGAAGGAAGCGGAGGCGCGTCTCAAGCATGGCTGGGTGACTGTACAGGGCGCTGATACGGTGGTGACCGCAAAATGATACTACACGATAACGCAATTTGTCAGGCGGCGCTGGAAACCTTCGGGAAGGAATTACAGGTGACAATGGCCATCGAGGAAATGAGCGAACCGACAAAGGAGCTTTGCAAAAACAGCAGAGGGCAGGAGAACACCCCGCACATTGCGGAGGAGATCGCCGACGTGGAGATCATGCTTCAGCAGTTGGTGATTCTGTTTGACTGCAAGGAGACTGTGGACAAGTACCGCCAGTACAAGTTGGAACGGCTGGCGGGGCGGATTGAGGAGGCGAATGAGCATGAGCATGAGTGATATTGCATCAATTATCTGGATTGCACTTGCCGTGTATGTATTCCGCGGCATGCGGAAGTGGAACAAGCGGTTTGCTGAACTGTATGAAGAATTGAAATGGGAGGTGGAGTGATGGCGAAATACATTGACCAGTCCGTAGCGATTGCGCGGCTGACCTATATAGAAATGACAATGCCCACGGCTACCATGGCGGATGCCAAGCGTGCACTTGCGGATATGTTCCCGGCTGATGTGGAGTCAGTGGTGCGGTGCCGCGATTGCCGCAAGTTCAAAACATACGCTTGTCGGATGGTTGCCAGCGGGTATGACGATTTCTGCTCATACGGCGAGAGAAAGGAGGAATAGCGTCATAAAACAAATGAAACCAACGACAAATGACCGCATTATTGCCGCTGCGTGGGTGCTGCTGATACTGGCGGCGGCGCTGGTGGTGCTGACAGGCTTTTCTGAGAAGGGGCCGGAACACGAGGAGCGCACGATTCTGGTGATCGAGGGCGGCCCGCACGAAGAAGCATACGAAGACCCGGACGAAGCGGAGAAAAGCGCGGAGGCGGTGATTTCAGCCATCGGAACAGACCGAGAGTTTGAGACCTTCGGCTACGACGTGACGCGAGTTCTCCAGATCGTCACCGCAGAAGCGGGGAACGATGCCGACCAATGCCGTGGCATTGTACAAGCCCTGCTTAACGCTTGCAATCGCCACAGGAACCGCTACACGCCGGAGGACGTATGCAGGGAGTATCAGTATACCACCCCGGCAAGCTGGGTGTCTGACGCGGCGCGAAACGCCTTTTGCGAGGTGTTTGTGTACGGTGAGACATTTACCGACATCGGCAATGCGACGGTGTTTTATAATCCCCAGATCGCCGGACACAGCGAATACCACGAGGGGCAGATTTACGTTTGCAGTATCGGAGATGTAAAGTATTTTGAGGAAGTGTAAATGAAAAAGATTGAATATATCAAGAAGCAAGACGCAATTGACGCTATTGTTGCAAGCAACCGCAACGTAGATGTTGATGGGTTGACTGCGATAATGAAAGTCTCGCCTGCCGTAGTTTTGTGCAAGGACTGCATTTTTTGGGAAAAAGGAACGAGGGACGATGGTTTTTGCTTTAGCCGCTATGTGGTGTGCGGAAGCTTGACGCCGCGCAGAAACCCCACAGACTTTTGTAGCTACGGAGAGCGCAAAGAGCCAAATGTGTAATGGATAAATGGATTATACGCGACAAGTCCACAGAGGGAAAAGATTGGCCCAAATGGGCGATACGGATCGAGTGCCCCTACTGTGGCCTTGTGACGGGCAGCAAAAGCAATTACTGCCCACAATGCGGAAAGGAGTTGATACGGCGTGAACCAAGCTGACATCGACCGCCAAATCAAGGCGCTGGATGAGGCGAAACAAACCATATTGGCGCTTTGGGGGCGCTATCAGGCGAGGGATAAGCTTGTGGATGAACTGGAAAATGAAATCTATGAACTGAAATGCAGCAAAAGTGTTTAATTAGAATAACTACTTTAGAAAATCCGCGTTTTTGCACTATAAACATTGCAAAAAGTGTGGTACAATAGTTATGAGGACGTGCAGCCTTACAACACCTCCGTTTGTTTGTTTTAACTGCATTCATTTTTCATTCTCCCTCCTTTTTGTGGCCCGTCGTTGCACGGCGGCGGGCACACACGGCATTGTAGCTCAATGGTAGAGCATTCGGCTGTTAACCGAAGGGTTGTTGGTTCGAGTCCGGCCAATGCCGCCATAGCCCATTAGGGGCCTCTTTTCCTTTCACCGCTTACCCGCCAGCGGTATATGACGGGTATACGCCGGACTGCGCGAGCTACCCCACGATCAGGGGCGGGAGGTCGCGCCTCCCATCCGGCCACAGTGTGCCGACACATAGAAAACGGCTGGGCAATACGGAGCCTGTAGAGACAGAATCCGCGACGAAAAAAGCGGTGCGGTACTACCGTGGGCAAGTGGCATAGCGTCCCGCCCGAAAGTGTGCCAGAACATTGAAGCGGTAGGCGCTCCGCCATGCGTTTACCGTGGAGTTCCGAAGGGTTTTGTGCGTATTCCTCAAGGCGGATAGGTGAGAACTGAAAGAAAACGCACCATTGCAGCTTTATCCGTGTATTGAGCGGCTAAAAATAACACGGTTGCCAATAGACGTGCCGCCCGTCCGGCGTAAAAGGCGGCTTAACTTCAAAAAGGATGAAAACGTTGAATCGTTTTCGCCCGGAAGGGACTTTATCGGGGCTTATGCCCCGTACGCGGCATAGGTGCCCCGTAAGGGGAGACCACAGCGAGTGACGGGGACTTTCCCTGAAGCGCTAAAGCAGGGCAGGACTGCAATGCCGTACCAGTCACACAAGCGGGCGAGGAAGCGCGAGAAGTTAAGTGCACACAAGCTGTGGCCACAGCGGCGGACAGTTAATCCGCAAAAACAGTGTGCGGCTGATGAAAAGGCGCAGCGCGGTGTGATTGCGCTGGCAGACCGCTGTATGGGATGCGTCTCAAATAGTCTGCTTACTGCAAAGGATTTCGCCGTGGTGGATGCTATGTATGCTTGCGGGGCACATAGCTCACGGCGGGAACATATTAGGTGAGGCGAAAGCCGGGTACAAACGTGCCAATGACAAAGGCCAGTGGTGGGAGGCCGGTGCGTCAGACAAAGGAGGCCACATGGAAGTAAAAAACAAGCGGCTGTCGGATATTATTCCGTATGCTGCAAATGCCAAGAAGCACGATAGACGGCAAATCAACAATGTGGCCGAAAGCATTAAACAGTACGGGTTCGTGCAGCCGATTGTAATTGACCGCGACGGCGTTATCGTAATCGGGCATTGCCGCGCTCTGGCAGCGCAGAAGCTAGGTATGGAAGAAGTACCGTGTGTCTGCGTGGACGATCTCACGCCGGAACAGGTGAACGCCCTGCGGCTGGTGGATAACAAGAGCAACGAGAGCGATTGGGACTTTGACCTGCTGGCTGATGAGCTGCCGGGGCTTGACTTGTCTGCTTTTGACTTTGATTGGGGTCTGCGGGATGAACTCGACACGTCAGTGGTAGAGGACAACTACGATCCCGTTTTACCGGCAGAGCCGAAGAGCAAACTGGGCGATGTGTACCAGCTCGGAGACCATCGCCTTATGTGCGGAGACAGCACGTATTTGACAGACGTACAAAAGCTTGCGGGGGGGGCACAAATGGATTTGTTGCTTACCGATCCGCCTTACAATGTGGACTATAAGGGCACCGCCGGTAAGATCAAAAACGACAACATGGAAGACACGGCATTTAGGCGGTTTTTGACGAATGCATTTTTTAACGCAGCAATGGTTATGAAGCCTGGCGCACCGTTTTATATTTGGCATGCTGATAGCGAGGGGTACAACTTTAGGGGCGCGTGCAAAGATGCGATGCTTCGCGTGCGCCAGTGCTTGATCTGGGTAAAAAATTCGCTTGTGATGGGAAGGCAAGACTTTCAGTGGAAACATGAGCCTTGCCTGTACGGTGAAAACGAAATTGAGGACGATGCTCACGAGCCGTGCCTTTACGGATGGAAAGACGGGCACAAGCACTATTTTTTCAAAAACAGGAAGCAGACCACGGTGCTCAATTTTGATAAGCCGGTTAAGTCTGCGGAGCACCCAACAATGAAGCCCATCAAACTGTTTGATTATCAGATGCAGTGTTCCAGCAAGCCGGGAGAAAATGTTCTTGACCTGTTTGCTGGTTCCGGCACCACCATTATGGCGGCAGAGCAGAACGGAAGACACGCATACTGCATGGAGTTTGACCCAAAGTATGCCGATGTAATTATTGATCGCTGGGAAAAGTTCACGGGCAAAAAGGCGGTGTTGATCAATGACGATTGAGGACGCACAGGCCATAATGCAAAAAACAACCAGTCCCTACTTGAAGCGGGACATGGAGAAATTCATAAAACGCCAAAGGAGAAAGGAGGGTATGTGTGGCAAGACCAAGAAAAGAAATAGACCAGAAGCAGTTCGAGACTCTTTGCGGACTGCAATGCACCCTTCCGGAGTTCTGCGACGCACTTGACGTTACGGATAAAACGTTGGATGCGTGGTGTAAGCGCACATACGGAAAGCATTTTTCCGAGGTATTCGCCCAAAAGAGGGGGCGGGGTAAAATATCGCTGCGTAGAATGCAGTGGAGGCTTGCCGAAAAGAACGCTACAATGGCGATCTGGCTTGGCAAGCAGTACCTCGGTCAGCGAGACGAGCCGGAGGAAACCGTTGACGTGGAGGACACTGACGCCTATCTGAAAGAAGCGGGCATCGAATGAAAACGGTAACAATTCATCCGGCCTTTGGTGAAAAGCACAAGGCGTATATTCAGGACGCCACACGGTGCACGATCTCTGTTGCAGAAGGCGCTGTTCGTGCCGGTAAGACCATCGACAACATCGCTGCGTTTGCGACACTGATAGAGAAGGGGACGCCGGATAGAATTCATCTTGCAACAGGTTCCACGGCGGCAAATGCAAAGCTTAACATCGGCGATGCAAACGGATTTGGACTTGAGTATATTTTTCGTGGCCGGTGCCGGTGGACGAAATATAAAGGGAACGAAGCCCTTGTGATAAAGTCTTGCGGACGCGACTATGTTGTAATCTTTGCAGGTGGTGCAAAAGCGGACAGCTTCAAGAAAATACGAGGCAACTCGTATGGCATGTGGATCGCAACGGAGATTAACCTGCACCACGAAGATACAATCAAAGAAGCTTTCAACCGCCAGCTTGCGGCAAAAGTGCGCCGCGTGTTTTGGGATTTGAACCCATCCTCGCCGGGGCACTGGATATACCAGCGGTATATTGACCGTTTCCGCTCTCAGTTTGGAGAGCGATACAATTATCAGCACTTCACCATCCGCGACAATGCGACAATCACAGCGCAACGGTTGGCGGAGATCGAGAGCCAGTATGACACAAGTAGCATTTGGTATCGTCGTGATATTCTTGGTGAGCGTTGTATTGCCGAGGGTCTGGTGTATCCTATGTTCTCCCGTGAGGTCAATGTGACCAGTGAACGGGGTGGGCCGGGGACGTATTACATCAGCTGTGACTACGGCACGCAGAACCCCACGGTGTTTGGGATGTGGCGTGTACACAAGGGAGAGGCCGTGATGGAGAAAGAATACTATCACAGCGGGCGCGAGACCAACCGGCAGAAGACAGACGAGGAGTATTATCAAGACCTGGAAGCTTTTGCTGCTGGATACAAGATTGAGAGGATTATCATTGACCCCAGCGCCGCATCGTTTGCCGAGTGCATACGGCGGCACGGAAAATTCGCCGTGTGGAACGCTAATAACGCGGTGTTGGACGGTATTCGCTTGACTGGTGCTTTGCTCAAGGCGGGGAAACTGAAATTCCACGAGAGTTGCGTGAAAACGTTTGAGGAATTCGGGCTTTACAGCTGGGATTCCGAAGCGGCGGAAGATAAAGTCATTAAAGAGAATGATCACAGCATGGATCAGTGTAGGTATCTCTGTCAAACTGTCCTTAGGAGAGAGTTAAGATGAGCTTTTTAGGCAATTTCGTAAATACGGTAAGACGCGCGCTGTTCCCGCGGGCTGTGGCCGAGCGGGAATTTGGTACATCTCCGGCTGTCAGCATGACGATGGAGCAGCAGATCGCGCTATGGTATGCAATGCTGGTCAATACGCCGCCCTGGCGGGACTGCAATGTGAAAGCGGTGGGACTGCCTGCCGCCATCTGCCGAGAGGTGACGCGGCCAACGCTGGTGGAGTTTACGGCCAACATCACGGGCAGCCAGCGGGCGGACTATCTTAACGATGGCTTTCAGTTGGCGAAAGAAAACTTCGGCAAGGCGCTGGAGCTGGGGCTTGCGCTTGGCGGTGTGGCATTAAAGCCTTACATCTACGGAGACAAACTGTTGGTGGACATGACCGGCGCGGCGGGTTTTCAGCCGACGAAGTTTGACCCGGCCGGGCGATGCGTCGGCGGTGTGTTCCGCGATAAGCCGGTGAAGGTCAACGGTAAGTACTATGTGCGACTGGAGTCCCACGACCTGACCGATACTGTTTACACTATCAAGAACAAGGCGTATTATAGTGATTCCACCGGCTCTGTGGGTGCGCCTGCGCCGCTGGAAGTGGTGCCGGAATGGGCGGACATTCAGGAGGAAGTGACCATCCAGAACATGGACGGGCCGTTGTTTGCCTATTTCAAACCGCCCATTGCCAACACAGCAGACACAAACAGTTTGTGCGGCATGTCTATCTACGGCGACGCGGCGACGGTGGAACTGATCAAACAGGCCGATGAACAGTGGGAGCGCCTGCGGTGGGAGTTTAAGTCTGGTGAGCGCAAGGTGCTGATGGACGGCAACACCACAACGGCCAACATGTTTGACAAGCGGCTGTTTGAAATTGGCGCTTTTACGGCTGACGGCGACTTCTACCAGTTCCTTAATCCTGAACTGCGGAATGACGCGGTTTACAAGGGCTTTCAGGACGTTATTCGGCGCATTGAGTTTAACGTAGGCTTGTCTTACGGTGATATTTCCGACCCCCAGACGGTAGAAAAGACTGCAACAGAGATCAGAAGCGGCAAGCAGCGAAAGTATGTGCTGATTAGCAGCATCCAGACGGCGCTTGAACACACGTTTGATGCGTTGATTTACGCAATGGATGTGTATGCCACGCTCTACGGTCTGGCTGCGGATGGCGAGTATGAGGTTACTTACGATTGGGGTGACAGCATCCTTGACGATCAGGAAACCAAGGACAACGAGTTTGCCCGCGATTTACAGCTGCTGAACGCCGGGATCATGAACGATTGGGAATTTCGAGCAAAGTACTTCAACGAGGACGAAGAAACCGCAAAGGCGGCGCTGCCAAAGATGCAGGATGTTGTGACTGAACCCCAGAACGTGATCGAATGAGAAGGTACGACTTTACGCCCGAATTGCTGGACGCTCTGCCGGAGGAACTGGCTGAATTGTATCGTGGGCTGGAAGATACCTTGCTGATGGAGATATGCTCCCGGCTCAAGGATGCGGACGAGCTGAACGAGGTCACGGTGCAGGACATCAAGGCGCTGCGGGCGCATGGCATTGACCTGAAAGAGATCGAGAAAGCCATACGCAAGACCACGGGCATCAGTGAGCAGAAGCTCAAGAAGCTGCTGGACGATGTGGTGGTGCGGAATCAAGCGTATTATACTGAGCTTATCACGTTAGCGGATGTGACGCGGCCTGATGTGCTGGTGGATGCGGCGGCTATCGCGGCAATCTATGCACAGACAAAGCAGGAGTGCCGGAACATCACCAGAAGCATGGGCTTTTTGGTGGACGCTGGGCGCACAATGCTGCCGCCTGCAAAGGCGTACCAATGGTGCTGTGATTCCGCCCTTATGCAGGTGCAGAACGGCGCGATTTCCTACAATCAAGCTATTACCAACGCGGTCAAGCAGCTGGCGGACAGTGGCCTGAAAACGGTGGACTACGAAAGTGGGCATCGGGATCAGGTAGACGTGGCGGCAAGACGTGCCGTGATGACCGGCGTGAATGCCCTCAACCAGAAGTATGCGGAGAAATCCGCCGACTATTTGGAAACCGATCTTGTGGAAGTGAGCGCCCATATTGGGGCGAGAAACACAGGAAACGGGCTGGAAAACCATGAGAGTTGGCAAGGCGGCGTGTATCGGTGGGCTGAGAAGCCCGGAGATTCAAAGGGCGAATACAAGGACTTTGTTGCCACAACGGGTTACGGTCAGGGCGCCGGTTTGGGCGGATGGAACTGCCGACATACCTTCTATCCGTTTGTGGAGGGTGTCAGTGAGCCGACCTATTCACAGGCTGACCTTGACGCCATGAAGGGCGAAAACCGGAAGTTTGTATTTGATGGCAAGGAATACGACGGGTACACGGCCACGCAGCAGCAGCGCAGCATAGAGCGCCAGATACGCAAGCAGAAGCGCCTTAGAGACGCTTACAAGGCCGCTGGGCTGAAGGATGACGAGACCACCGCCAACATCAAACTGCGCCGTCTGAACGCCAAATACAAGGAGTTCAGCAAGGCGGCGGGGCTGCCGGAGCAGAAGGAAAGGTTAAAGGTTCTGTATGGCGGGCAGTTGACGGATTCCAAGAAGTTCGCGCCGTTGAAAGAATACGCCGGTACATGGAAAATCAAAGATAAGTTTTCTGATCGTCAATATGTGATTGACGTTGGGGAACCACAGATTTCCGGTGCAAAACAGCACTTTTGGGACAATCTTGAGAACAGACCGGACAGAAGCAGCTTGAACCTTGAGACTGCACAAGATATAATCAACAACAGCAGACTGACGTTGTACCAGACAGACCGGCAAACCCTTAAATTTCTTGCAGACAAAGGATATGTTATGCTGAACACGAAGAACGAAATCGTGACTGTTGTACCGGAAAAGCTTCGCAAGAAGTACCGCGATTATTTGGAGGGGAAATAACATGGCAAGAAGTCCTATCGCACGGCATAATTGCCCACTGTATGAGAGAGAAACTACATGGTCGGAGTGTGTAGAAGTGCAAGAAGTCCGCGAGGACGAAATGGACGCAGCGCGGCTGAGAGAACCGTTTGACATGGACAGAGCGAACGAGGTTTGCGAAGAATGCAAATGGTATGTTGTTGAGGACGATGGCTGATGGACAACTTCAAGGCGATTTATAAGCTGCTGCTTGCATTGGAACGTTCCATGGACTTGCCAGCGTTTGATATTGACGCGCTTCAGCTAGAAGCAATGGGCGTCACTGCGGAGCGCCTGCATCGCTATCTGGAAATTCTGCAAGACGTGGGCCTTATCAAAAACGCAGACTTATACACCAGCGTGACCGGCGACCTCTGTCTCAGGAACTCGCGCAAAATACGGATCACGCTTAAAGGTCTGGAATACTTGCAGGAAAACTCGATCATGAAGAAGCTGTACAACGCGGCAAAGGGAGCTGTGGACTTGATTCCGTAAGGGGTGCTGTATGACAGATAGCGCGACTTCTCTTTTTGACACCAACACCTTGCAGGCTATTAACAGCGTTTTGAAAAAGGGCGACCGGGTGGAGCTGATCCCCACCAAAGACGGGGTAAGGGTGATACATATTCGGCGCGAGAATGTGGACATAAACAAGTGCAAAATGAAGCAATAGGCGCTTGCCACCGGCTGCGTGGTATGGTATAATAAATCAAACAAATATTCGACCTCGCTCTAAGCGGTGAGTGAGAAGAGCCGAGAGGGGCTAACTGACTACGAATTGTAGTTGGTTAGCCCCTCTTTCTTTTTTTCAAAATTTTTGACCGGCCCGAAGTCGCAAAACTACGGGGCCACAGTGGACGCGACCCACGAGAAAAAAGCGAGGTGGCGAAGGAGCAGACATGAAACGCGATTTTTTGGAAGGTCTGGGGCTAGAAAAGGACGTTGTGGATAAAATCCTCGACGAAAACAGCCGGGACATTGGCCGGGAGAAGCAGAAAGCGGATCAGGCCAAGGAGGACTTGGCGGCGGCACAGAAGAATCTTGCCGACCGTGACAAGGACATCGAGGAGCTGAAGAAATCCAGCGGCGACGCGGAGGGCATCCGCAAGCAGCTGGAGGAGCTGCAGGGCAAGTACACCAAGGAAACCGCCGAGTACAAGGCCCAGATCGCTGACCGGGACTATTCCGAAGCCGTTCACAAGGTGATTGGAGAGAAGGGCATCAAATTCAGCTCCAAGGCGGCAGAACGTGCCTATATCGCAGACCTGAAAACCAAGGGTCTGAAGCTGGAAAACGGCGTGTTTGAGGGCTTTGACGAGTGGCACAAGGCTCAGATGGACGCAGACCCCAGCGCGTTTCAGACCGGCAAACCCGCACCCACGTTTGCAAAGCCCGTCGGTACCGGCGGCGCACCGAAAGCGGAGGGCTTGGGCGCAATGTACGCAAAACAATTCAACGCGCAGTATGCGCAGACAACTACGAAGGAGTGATTTGATCCATGTCTTTTGTGACCAATACCGCATGCACCAAGCGGCCTAATTTCCTGGAAAGCGAAGTTGGTCTGGTGCTGAAAACCCGCGAGATTCCCGCCTCTATGGGCGTGCAGGACGGCAATTACAAGATCGTTGCAGCTGGCACCCCTTTCCCCTCCAACGACGGCAACGCTGTTGGTATCGTGTTTGAGCCTGTGGACGTGACCAGCGGCGACATGCCCGGCTCTGTTCTGGTGGCTGGCCGTGTGCTGGCGGAGAACCTGAACATTGCCCAGGCCGCCAAGACCGCGCTGTCCGGTAAGGGCATTGTGTTTGTGGACACCCCCGCTATCACCCGCGGCTATACCGTGACCTACGACAAGAACGACGGCACCGGCACGCCTCCTGTGGACGGCAACACCTATTTTGAGGGCTCTATGGCCCAGGTCTCCACCAGCTACCCGCTGACCAAGGCCAGCAACAAGCAGACCGGCTGGAGCACCAGCAAGGGCGGCGCTGCTGTGACCGAGGTGGAGATCACCGGCGATGTGACCCTGTACCCTGTTTGGACTGCTAACGGCTAAGTAAGGAGGAAGAAACCATGCCTGATATCCTGAACATGATTTCCAGCGCTGAGCGCCTGGAATTTGCACAGAATCTGTCTGTTGCGCGGCCTGCTTACATCGGCGACCGCATTTTCCCTGACCAGAAGACCGCCAATCTCAAGGCGGAGTATCTGCGTCTGGCTGACGGTGCCAACATCCCCGTGATGGCTACCGTACACGCTTTTGACACCGAGGCCGAGATCGGCACCCGCCCCGTGTTCGAGAAGACCGAGGTGGAGAAGCTGCTGATCAAGCGCAAGATCAACCAGACCGAGCGCGTGCGCCTGATGATCGAGAACGGCGTGAGCGACGAGAACGAGATCATCCGCTACGTCTTTGACGACATGCGCCAGATGGCCGAGGCCGTCAAGACCCGCACCGAGGTTGCCAAGATGGAAGTTCTTGCCACCGGCAAAATGACCATCAACGAAAACAACCTGAATCTCAAGGTGGACTACGGCGTTCCCACCAAGAACACCGGCTACAAGATCGACTTCGGCCCCGATGCTGATATCGTGGGCCAGATCATGGCCGTGGCAGACGATGCCGCTGGGTCCGGCAACGCCCTGACCGAGATCGTGACATCCACCAAGATCCTGCGTAAGCTGGCTGCCAACAAGGGCATCCAGACGCTGATCTACGGCACTGTGGGTGCTGGCACCTATGTCCCCGCTGAGAGAATCCGTTCTCTGTTCGCAGAGCTGTTCGGCTTTGGCGTGATCACCACCAACGATCTGCGCTATAAGACCCAGACCGCCAGCGGCAACGAGGCCACCAAGCGCTTTTTCCCCGAAGACAAGATGGCGTTCCTGTGCAATGGCACGTCTTCCTCCTTCGGTGTTGGCCTGTGGGGCGTGACCCCCGAGGAAGCCGACTACGGCCAGTACAACGAGAAGAGCGCCAACCAGTTCATCACCATTACCCAGTGGGCCACTCCCGACCCCGTGGCGGTGTGGACAAAGGCCAGCGGCGTGTTTATCCCCGTTGTGCCCAATCCCAACGGCCTGTTTATCGCAGCCGACACCAGCAAGTAAGCGCGCCTCCTCCCCGCCCCGATGGGAAACCTGACGGGTGGGGAGGAAACGATATAAAGGAGGCGGAAAGCATGGCATACGCAGATTTTGAATACTACGCCACTGAGTTTTACGGCACGGCCATTGACGAGGACGCTTTCCCGGCTCTGGCTGGTAGGGCATCGGCCTATGTGGACTATGTGACCATGAACCGCGCCAGAAATGTTACCGGCGACGCCATGACAGCCGTGCAGAACGCGGTGTGCGCATTGGCAGAGGTGATGCAGGACGGCGAACGGCTGAACAGCGTGGCTTTTAACGCCGAAAGACCTGTGGCAAGCGAATCCGTGGGCGACTGGTCAAAGAGCTACGGCACGAAAGCGGTACCTGCCGCAGACATGCAGTTGCTTGAGGCCAGAAAGCGGGAGATCGCGGCCATGTATCTGGCACCTTACGGACTTCTGAAAGCAAGGGGGTACGGATCATGTCTATGTTCCCCCACACGGTAACGCTGTACAACGTGACCCGAGAGGTGGACACCGGCACCATGCAGGATGTAACGCGGCTTTATGTGACGGTGCTTGATGGTGTGCTGCTGTCCGCTTCCAAGGCGGCCAACGTAAGGGCCAGCGGCCTGGAAGGGGCCGATGCGGTAAACCTGTACATCCCGTTTTCAGTTGTTGCAAAAGATGCAACGACTGGCAAAAAGAAACGGTATGCAGGGCCGCAGGACTTCTGGAACGCGGAGGAAAAGTCCGGACTGTGGACACTTTCCACCAACGGCAACGGCGGAGAGAGCTTTTTCGTCAAGGGGCGATTTGTCACAGACAACGAGACTGTGGCAAGGGCGCACGACGACTGCTACGAGGTGACAAAGGTGGACATGAAAGACTACGGTGACCTAAAGCACTGGGCCGTGGGAGGTAAGTGATGGGGCTGAAATTCAGCGTACACACCGAGGGCATGGACGATGTGCGGCGGCAGCTGGCGCTTGCCTGTGATAAGGCCGAACACGTTCTTGCTATTCAGGTGGAAGCCGACACGGTGCCGTACGTTCCGGCGCTGACCGGCTCCCTGACCCAGAGGACACGGGCCATCGGAAACACGGTGGTGTATCCGGGGCCCTACGCCAGATACCTTTATTACGGAAAGTTGATGGTCGATCCCGACACGGGAAGCCCGTGGGCCAAGAAAGGCGCGACGAAGGTTCTGACAGACCGAAATCTGGTATTTTCACAAGCCATGCACCCAAACGCGCAGGCGCATTGGTGCGAGGCATCCAAGGCGCAGAACCTTGAAAAATGGGTGCGCGTAGCGCAAAAGGCGGTGGCGAAATATGGCAAATGACAAGCCGAAGAAACTAGTTTCGGCGGCAGAGGAGGACAAAATTTCCCGCGCGATGCTGGTATGGCTGAACACATGGCCGGATAAGCCGGTGGATGTGATCCGGTATGAGTTTCTTCCCGCTGACAGCGAGGGCGCAATGGCGCTTTCCACCATTCAAGGGACATACATCATACGACGCTACATCCTGGGCGGCCATCAAGCGGAGTACCAGTTCAAGGTGATCTACCGGCTAAAGCCGGGCAACAGCAACGACAAGCGCCTGAAAGCCGACGAACTGTTGGACAGTCTGGCAGATTGGGCGGCAGACGGCGGGCCGGACATCGGGGACGACGCACGGGTGGTTCGCGTGGAAGCCACCACGCGCTCCGCATTGTTCGGCGCATACGACAACGGCGACGAGGATCATCAGATCCTCATGAAAATGACTTACGAGGTGATAACAAATGCCTGATAACATTTTTAACACGACAGCGGGCCAGACCATTGACCGTGAGTTTCTGATCGCGTACTTAAATACCGGCACCAGCGTTTCCCCAGAGTGGTCGGCCTTTGGCACCCGCGTGGCGGATTCCAGCATGGAATATGACTGGCAGGAGAGTTCTGAAAAGGACATCCTGGGTACCACCCGCACCACCATGAAGAAGCCCATTGTCACGCAGACCTTTGACCCCTGCTACTTGGACAGCGGCGACAAGGCGCTGACGAAGATTTGGGAGTTGGCCGTAAAGAAGCAGGATGCGGCGGCACTGGCCAATCAAGACGTGCTGATCGTCCACCACTACGCCGGTACCGCAAAAACGGCGGTGTTTGCCGAGCGTTACGAGGGCGCGATGGTAAAGCCCTCTAGCCTTGGCGGTGAGGGCGGCGGTTTCGTGGGCATGCCCATTGACGTGACTTACGGCGGCACCCGCACCACCGGCACCGCTTCCGTGACTGCCGGTGTGGTGACGTTCACAGCGGACGAGTAACACACGGGGCGGGCAACCGCCCCACCACATAAAGGAGATGCAAAAATGAAGGAAATTACATTTGCGACCGGCGTAGAAAGCTTTTCCGTTAACGGCGTGGAAAATGCATTTTCGGCCAATCTTGCCGACGGCAACTTTATTAAGCGCTTAAAGGAAACTATCACAAAACTTGAAGAGATGCACAAAAACCTCGGCAATATGAAGAGTGCAGCGTCCGATGATCCGTTAGACCAGATGGAAGAATACGACCGCAAGGTACGAGCATCCATTGATGAACTCTTGGGGGATGGCGTATCTCAGAAAATTTTCGGGAATCAATCCATGCTTTCTTTTGGCGCTCACAAACCGGTGTGGTGCAATTTCCTCGTTTCCCTCGTGGAAGAATGTAACTGTCGCTTTACCGAAGAAGCAAAGGAATTCAATCCCAGTCTTGAAGAGTTTGTCCGCAAATACACAAAATGACAAATTCAATGCAGGCAGAATGGCTTCCAAGATCCGTTAATATCTGCGGCACCGAATACGACATTCGGTCTGATTTTCGGGTAATTATCGACATTTGCAAAGCAATTGAAAATCCAGACTGGAACAAATACGAAAAAACAATTGCTGCGCTTGTCGCCTTTTATCCAGAAATTGAAAATATGCCGACAGAAAGTTATCGAGAAGCTTTAGAAAAGTGCATGTGGTTTATTCGGTGCGGTGACGAAGATGCTGCAAAAAAGCCTGTTAAGCTGCTTGATTGGGGACAAGACATCAAATATATCGTTGCGCCCATCAACAGAATCGTTGGCAAAGACATCCGGGAAATGGAATATATGCACTGGTGGACGTTTATGGGCTATTTTTTAGAAATTGGCGATTGCCTTTTTGCGCAAATCGTGAATATCCGCCAGAAAGTATCATCCGGAAAAAAGCTAACAGCGGAAGAACGCAAATTCTACGCTAACAACAGAAGCATGGTTGACATCAAACAGCGGTATACCGAAGCAGAAATGAATTTTATCCAGCAGTGGACGTAAAAAAGCCGCCATTTTGTGGCGGCTTTCGGGGATGGCATTTATTTTTCAAGAGACGAGAGACCATTTGCCATAGTCAACATTCCTCCCGTCATCGCATCAATTGCCTCTGTTTGGTTTGGGTTTATTACCCATTCGTCATCAACCAATGACAAAGAAACATCAACTTCTTTTTCTACTGTTCCGTAGTCTCCGCTGTTTATCTTTTCAATAAACAAATTATTCATCATTTCGGTTTGTTCGTCCTCGCTCATTTCCTGACCGGAAAATGCAACCTCTAAAGCCTTAGAAAAGGATTCTGCAAGGACATCACCCATGATAGATGCAATGTCATTGTTTGAAATTTCCACCTTAACCGTCGCAGAATCCCCTTTTTCTTCTGAGCTTATGACGTTGTAGGAAATACCACCGAACATCGCTTTCAACATCTCTGCATCGGATTCGTCGGTTTCGGCATTAGAAATACCATCTCCCCAATAACCAGTTGCTACGGACTGATCCGCTGACTTTACAGCATCAATGGCATCTTCTACAACAGATTGCGCCGACTTCCTATTTGCGCCGCATCCAATCAAAAGTAAGACTAACGCAAGAGACAAAAAAACGCATGACACCTTTTTCATTAAAACCCCTCCTGTAATTTTCAGTATTTCAAGAATATCACACAAAAAGAAAAAAAGCAACAAAAGGTGGTGATTTTGTGGCTGCTGATGGCTCCATTATTTTTGAAGCAAACTTAGATGATAGACAGGCGCAAACAAAGCTAAATCAGCTTAAATCCAAAATACAGCGACTGCAATCGTCTTTAGAGAAAAGTACTGGTGAGCAAAGCGGTATAAAGGAAAAATTGGATTCTGCAAAAGCATCGGCGCAGCAGACAGAAAAGGAAATTAAGCAGATTATGGCAGCCCTGCAATCAGAGCTTGCGCTTAATGAAGATGTGCAAAGCGGAAAAATTTCCATGTCTGCCGAGGAGTTACAACAAGCGGCAGAACGACAAGACGATCTTTTGCTTAAGCTAAAAGAACAGCAGGACATTTTGAAGCGGCAAGACCAAGAAATACAAAGTTTAGGACGGCAATATGATCGCGTTACGGAGAAAATATCAAGACAAACGCAGGAGCTAAATGACGCAAAAAATGAAGCGTCAGATTATGCAAGGCAAGTAATTGAATCCGGGAAAAGCAAAAACGTTATGGCGGAAGTGACACAAAAAACATCCGCGATTATGGCGCAGCTGGGGGAAAGGATTAAAGCAATCGCAAAAGGAGCTTTAATTTTTTCGGTAATCGCTTCTGCGATTAAGGCGCTTAAAGATATTTTGGTGAAAGCGATTGCGCAAAACAAAGAAGCTGCGGCAGCCGTTTCGCAGTTAAATGCCGCTCTTTTGACCCTTGCACAGCCAATCATCGAAACGGTTTTACCAGCGTTTACCGCATTTGTCAATGTGTTGTCCAAGGTCGTGACGGCTGTCGCAAAATTTGTGTCGCTATTGTTTGGAAAATCCTTTTCACAGACAAAGAAAAACGCGCAATCTCTTAACTCTCAAGCTGGCGCAATTGAAAATGTAGGCGGTGCCGCAAAAGAAGCATCTAAATACTTGGCAGATTTTGACGAGCTAAATGTTATGGATAATCAAAGCGACGATCAAACCGGGGGCGGGTTTGATTCCCCGGACTTTTCAAAGCTTGATGCGGATGTTTCCATTTTTGATAATCTGCTTGCCCGCCTTCAAAAAATTTGGCAAGACATTAAAAACATATTTCTTGACCTTAAAGATATCGTTGTTGATTTCTTTAGTGGAGATTGGGGCGATATGCTAGAAAAAATCAACCTTTTATTTTGGCACATCCAAGACCTTGTCTCCGATGTTCTAATGTTCGTAAGCGAAGCGTTTGGCGACATAATTGATTGGATTGTAGAAAAGCTCCATCTTTCCGGAACGCCGATTGGTCAAGCTTTAGAGGGCATTAAGGAAATTGTGCAGGGCGCTATCGAACTAATTGTTAATTTTCTTAATCTCAACCTTGATGGAGTGCTTGCGTCTATTGAAAAAATGTTAAAAGGCGTACAAGACCTTGTTTTTGGGATTGGAGACTTTTTGCAAAACGGCATAAACAATTTGTTTGACTGGTTTGACGAGAAAACCGGCGGCGCACTTCACGACCTTATTGAAATCGTTCGTGCCACCGTCAACAACATTTTTGAGTTTGTTGATGACATCGTTGGAAGCATTTTGCTCGGCGTAAAAGATATGCTGAACGGGATTATAACCTTCCTAAATGGCGTTTTTTCTGGGAATTGGAAGCAAGCATGGGAAGGTCTTATGCAGTTTGTGAAAGGGATTGGAACGACAATTGCAGGCATATTTGCAAGTGTAATCAACGTGATAATCCGCGCACTGAATTGGATGATTTCCCAAATTAACAGAATCAGCATCAAAATTCCCGATTGGGTGCCCGGAATAGGCGGAAGAACTTACGGCCCCAACATTCCGACAATTGCGGAAATTCCGGTGCCGCATCTCGCAGAGGGCGCAGTTATCCCGCCCAACCGCGAGTTTATGGCGGTGCTTGGCGACCAGAAGCACGGGACGAACATCGAGGCACCGGCTGACCTGATCCGGCAGATATTCCGCGAGGAGAGCGGCAATTCCGGCGGCGACATTGTGATCCGGTTTACCGGAGAGTTGGCTCAGTTGGCAAGAGTGCTGACGCCAGAGATCACGCGGCAGCAGCGGCAAAACCAGAGATCGTGGGGAGGTGGCAGCCTGTGAGCGCACCGTATTTCAAGATCAACGGTACGGACATTCTCCGTTTTGTGCGGGAAGAAGGTATGGAATGGTCTCGTAACGACCTCGACAATTCAGAAGCAGGGCGAACCATGGACGGCACCATGCACCGCGGCCGCGTTGCAATCAAGTACAAGGTCAACATTCGCTGCATGGATCTATACCGGAATGAATTGATGATGCTGATGAAATTAATTCTTCCGGAATTTGTCACAGTGGAAACCAATTTGCATCCGTTGTACGAGACGGTTGTGGCGCAGTTTTATTCCAACAACGTGCCTGCCACGGTGACGACGGTAGACCCAAAAACAGGAGAATCGCTGTGGTCTGGCATTTCGTTCCCGCTGATAGAGCAGTAAGGAGGGCGAAATGCAGAGCACGAACGCAAGATATCAGGAACTGCTGGCAAGCACCCACCGGATGCAGACGCAACTTTACATTGACAATGTAGTCTACGGCGAGGAAAAGATTATGGAGGGGTCTCTTCAAACGAAGAACTCTCTATTCCAGGGGGATATCCCCACTGTGGGCGGGGCGGTGGCCGGGGAGATATCCGTGCAGCTGCTGGGGGTGCTCTCCTCCAGCGTGGCCAGAATGGCTGAATTAAGGCCGCAGGTGCGGCTTGTGGGCGATTCCGGCGAGCCCAGCGAATGGGTGGCTCAGGGGGTCTACAACGTGGACAAGCGGAGCTACAACAAGCAGACCGGCGTGCTGACGCTGCACGGCTATGACAAGATGCTGGCCACGGAGCAGTGGTATACCGGCAGCGTGGGCACCGGCGGCGTGACGGATATCACCATCGTCAACCGGGTCTGTACCCAGGTCGGGATCACGCTGGACAGCGAGACGGACAGCTTCTTTTCCGCCAGCGGCAAGAAATACAAGGTGACAAAGCCCAGAAACTACACCTGCCGGGAGCTGCTACAGGCGATCGCCGGGTGGTACGGCGGCAACTGGTGCATGACGCCGGTGGGCAAGCTGCGGCTGGTGCTGCTGAACAGTCTGCCGAAGGAGACCAATTATCTGGTGGACAACGGCGGCAATGCCATCACGTTTGGAGGTGACAGGATTCTTGTCGGGTAAAATTTTTGTAGGAAACAGTGCGTCCAGTCTGACAGAGGCGGACAAGCTGCAGCCCTACAGCAAGGTAACGGTGACGGACGGCACCAACAGCTACACGTCCGGCGACAATACGGGACGGGAGCTGACGGTCAATGTGCCGCTGCTGCCCAGCATCAAGGGCGACACGCTGGCGGCGAATATTCTGGCGGCGGTTAAGAACTACCGCTATCAGCCCTACGAGGCCGCTGACGCTCTTTTAGACCCGGCGGCGGAGCTGGGCGACGGCGTGACCGTGGGCGGCATCTACGGCGGGATACACGCCAAGACGACCACGTTTTCCCGGCTGTTCCGGGCGACGGTGAGCGCTCCGGCGGAGGAGGAGATCGACAACGAGTATCCGTACCTGTCCGCTCAGGAGCGGGACGCCGTGCGGCAGAAGAAGCAGACGGCGCAGAACACGGCGGATATTGCCGGAAACACCGCAGACATCGGGACACTGAACGCGCAGGTGGCACAGCTCGACAGTCTGGTGGCAAATAAGGCCAGTATCTCCGACCTGGACGCCGCCGTGGCGCGGATATCCTCGTTGGAGAGCAACCAGATCACCACCAGCTACCTGAAAGCCAATTATGTTGAGGTGAACGGCCAGACCGTCAAAGACCTGAAAGCAAGTATCGCCAACATTGATACTTTGTTTACAAATGCTGGATATGCTGGAACGATTACCGCGAGAGGCGTTTACACACCCTCCCTGCACGTGGACAGGTATACATTCTCCCCGCAGACTATCACCTACAAGAACGGCAGCGGCGCAAGTACGACAAAGATCATGCTGGTGGGCACATAAGGAGGACTACATGAAAACAACCGAAAGAAACACCATCCAGTCCGTCCGGCTGGCGCTGGATCGGATCGAGGTACACGGCAGCGGCAATCTTGACTTGCTGCTGGGGTGCATGCAGGTGCTGGACGGTCTGCTGGCGACGGCGACGGAGGAAACAGAGGTGGCAGAGGATGGCTGACAGATCTATCGGCCAGCTGCCGGAGGCCACCACCATCGGCGCAACCGACCTTCTCATCATGGAGCAGGCCGGAACGGCCAAGAAAGTACAGGGCCGGACGCTACTGGCGTGGCTGGACGGCCACGGCGGCATCGCGGACATTGACTTCAATGCCGACGACACCATGACGATCACCGCCGCGGACGGCGCGGTGTGGACATCGAACAGCCTGCGCGGGCCTGATGGCGTCAGCCCGACGGTGAGTGTGCTGCAAGCACCCGCCACACCTACCACCCCCACCGCCTATCTTATCACCATCACCGACAAGGACGGAGACCACGTTTTCACGTTGTACGACGGGGCCAAAGGCGTCAAGGGAGATATCGGCGTCCACGGCGGCGATGTCAGCGTGACGGTCTCTGACGCGGCGGCGACCGACGAGCACCCCAGCGGCGGAAAGACGCTGACCATCACCGAAACGGTCTATTCGTACAGCGGCAGCGCTCCGACTCAAAACAGTACAAATGTAACCATCTGGAACGGCGATGACGGCTCTTCTATCCAGTCTATCAACCGGACGAGCGGAACCGGTGCGCCCGGCACGACCGACACCTACACCGTTACGCTGACAGACGGCAGCACGACGACGTTCATGGTCTACAATGGCCGGGATGGCGACGGCTCCGGCGATATGACGCAAGCCGTTTACGACCCGCAGGGAAAGGCGCGTGACATCTTCGCCTACGCCGACGCGATCCAAACCGCGCTGAACGCGCATGCTGACAGCATCAGCCTGCACACGTCCGACGCGGAGAAAGCTGTGTGGAACGCCAAGGCGGACGCTCCCAAGCCTCGTTCCGTGCTCCTGCTGGCGTCCGGTTGGAACGCGGATACCAAGCAGCAGACCGTCCCCGTCAGCGACATGACGGCCAGCGCCAACATTATCGTCAGCGCGGCTCCGGACAGCTTTATGGCCTACGCGCAGGCGGGTATCCGCGGCACGGCGCAGGGCACGGGGGCGCTGACCTTCACCTGCGAGACGGTGCCGGAGGAAGCTGTGACCGCCAACGTTATTATTCTGGGTTAGGAGGAGATCACATGATCCTTAACATGACAGGCCCCGCCACGGGCGGCAGCGCCATTTCCGCGCCCATCATCGGCGAGGACTTCAACTGGACGGGCGGAGACGGCACGTATCAGGCGCTGGACGACGGCGGCGGCAACTGGCGCATCAAGTTTCTGTCCAGCGGCACGTTCACGCCATTAAAAGACATGGTGGTGGATGCATTTCTGTTAGGTGCCGGTGGTGGTAGTGGCAGTGATTACTGCGGTGCTGGTGGCGCAGGCTACACCACCACAGTACGGTCTGTGGTGCTGGCGGCCAATACCGCCTATCCCCTCGTGATAGGTGCGGCGGGCACAAATGGTAACTACAGCGGCACTGCCGCCACAAAGGGTGGCACAACGTCGGCGTTCGCCGCAGTAGCAAATGGCGGCGAACGTTCAGTTAAGGGGAGCAAAACCTCTGTAAAGAATGGTGCCAATGGTGGCTCTGGTGGCGCTGGTTTTGCTGCTAGTGGTGGTGGTGGCATAGATGGTGGTGACGGAGCAAATGGTTCCGGCTCCCTCAGCAGCAATGGCGGCAAGGGCCAGGGTACTACCACCCGCGAATTTGGCGAAGCGGACGGCGACCTTTACGCTTCCGGCGGAGGCGGAAACCTGAAAGCCACCGTACCTAACTCCGGCAACGGCGGTTATTATGGAGGTAGCACCAGCGTTAAACCTGCCGACGGCATTGTGGTCATCCGGCAGCACAAGGAGGTGGCGGCATGAGATATGCAGTTATCACGGAAGAGGCCGTGACCAACGTCATTACTCTGTGGGAGACCAACGCCGGGGATTTCCCCGGTGCAGTAGCGCTCCATGACCGCCCGGTGGGCATCGGGGACACGTACAGCGAAGGCAAGTTCTGGCGGGATGGCAAAGAGGTGCTGACCGCCCAGGAAGAAATTGAGCAGTACAAGGCGGCTTTGCAGACGCTGGGGGTGGTGACGGATGAGGACTGACATCATGGCGCAGGCCCAGGCCATTCGGGCCAGTATGGATGCCGCAGCGGTGGTGCTGACGGACGCACAGGCGGCGGCAGCGCCGCTGCTCTACCGCCCGTGGGACGGCGAGGGGGCGGCCTATGCCGCGGGAGACCGGCGGCTGTATGGGGGATACGTCT